ATGATCAGCCGGGACCAGTTAGTTTGGATGATTAAGGGGGCGTCCCCTGACACTGTGCCCATGGCTCGGCTGGCGGAGTACATGAAGCAGCTCTCGGCCCTTCTTGGACAGCACGACGACATCAGGTTCGTGCGGATCGAGAAGGGCTCTCTGAGGGTTGTCACCAAGGCAGCGCGCGCGGGTTTCGCAGGTCAGGTGACGAGACGGGTCTCAGGGCTCACGCGTGCGCAAGGTCCTCAGGAGGCTCTTCGGGCGTATGCCCGTCTGAATGAAATGGTCGCCGAGGATGGCGGTACGGCCCGCCTGATCCGCGGTTCTGCCGTTATCCTGCATTTCTCCGGCACAAGGGTTGACGCGGCAAGGCCTTTGCGCATGCTCGACCACGGCTTCATTACGGGCAAGCTCTATGCAATGGCTCAGGATGCCAGAGGTGGGGATGTGAAAGCGCGCATCCGCCTAGCCTCAGGCTCAAATTCTGTCAGTTGTACAGCGTCCTCTGCTGTCGGCCGTCATCTCCGGTCTTTCCTGTTCGAAGCGGTGCGCGCTCACGGCAAGGGTGAATGGGAACGCACTGGAGACGGGACGTGGATCTGCCAAAGCCTGCATATTGACAGGGTGGAGCCTGTCCGGAATGTGAGCCTGCGGGCTGCGATAGATGAGATCCGGGCTGCAGAAATCGAGTGGCCTGACGATCCGCTTGGTGAACTTGACGAGTTAAATGATGCAGGCGGGCAAGTTTGATAGCAGCGATCGATAACACTTTCTTCACGCTGATGGTGAACCCGAGCGCTCTGGCAAGGCCCAACCCTAATACGGGCTTGCCGACGCCCCACGTTCGGGAACGCATCGAAAGCCTGATCGACGACTTGTCGAAGTCGGGATCGCAACTACTAGTGCCGACACCGGCACTGGCTGAGACCCTCTGCATTTCTGGATCAGCAGACCGCCTTCTCGAGCAACTGAGCGGCTATAGTTGCATCGAAACAGTGGGGTTTGATAAGCGCGCAGCATTTGAGTTTAGCGAGATCATAAGATCCGCGAAGAATAACGGGGACAAGCGTTGCGGTGTTGCCGGAAAGTGGCAGTACCTTAAGATTGACTACCAGATCGTCGCTATCGCCAAGGTCAACGGTGCAACAGTATTCTACAGCGATGACGATGGGCAGAGCCGTTTCGCCGAGCTGGCCGGCATGCAGGTAGTACACACTTGGAACCTGCCTCTCTCGCCAGCACGAGCGCAGATTCTGATAGAAGGTGCTGCTGAATGGCCTGAGCAACAGAAGCCGTTAAACCCGGCGCGTTGAGCAACTAGGGAATCATGGCGTGCGCCGGCCGCCGAGCGTTCGACCGCCAGCCGACCGGATACGCCTGGGGGAATCGGCAGCAGGGCGTCTTGGCGGTTGGCCGCAGGAGGCTTTTTTAGGAGCGCCCCGTCGAGTGGGAGACGAACAGGCCGCTAAAAGCCAACTTCCCAGCTATGGCCTTGAGCAGTAGCTGTTCCCGGAAGCCATGCAGTTGAAGTACTCCACTGCCGCCTCGTATTCGGCAACGGATGCATCTCGCTTTTCCGTCTGCTCATCGGCGAAATCATCTAGCTCCTGCAGCAGACACCTGCTGTATTCCCCCACATCCTCGCGGAAGCTATCCATATCCGACCGACAGCGAGAGAAGGAGTAATCATCTTCGAACGTGCCATACGCCGTCAGGCAGTAGGGCTGTTCCGGACTGAAGCAGTTGGCCGCAGCTAGGGACGGAAACAGAGCGATCACTCCCACTATCATAAACCGCACGGTGCACCTCATCCATTCGTTGCATCGCTACAGTCCTTAAAGGCGGTCCGCAGGTCAATCCTACGCAATGACACGCCGGCACTTCACCCTTAGCCCGACAGGCCGCACAGAGCCGATGATACGACATCGATCTTGACTGGCTGCGCGGGCCGCCTCAGCCTTGCGGTTGTATCTTGTTGTTGCCGAGGAGGGTCCTGTGATCGACAGAAAGTCGGCGATCCTTGTGGCGGCGGTCACAATCCTGCCCGGACTGGCTTACATAGGCGTTCATGGCCTGCTCCACGAGTGGGTGGCGTGGGTTGCCATGGGATGCATCAGTGCTGGTGCCATGGTCGCCACCTTCGGAATCTTGGAAGGTAGCGACAAAGCGCGTGCCGCCTTCGGCTGGATCGGCGGCACGCTACTGATGGCGGGCTTGCTTGCCACAGCTTACATGGATCACTAGACGAGGCTTCATCCCTTCGCCCGACAAGCCGCACAGAGCCGGTGATGCGGCCCCTCTGACATGATGGCGCGCCCGCAGCACAGGCACGGCCGTTCCTTTCGCACCTTGAGCTTTTGCTCGAGCGTCCTGGCCGCAGTCGCGGCCGTGTTCATTCCGTGGTACGGGCCGCCCACCTGCTCGCCATCGACATAGGCGAACCAACTGGCCCCACAGCCGCGCAGATCGACGTGCAGCATCAGTGGACCTGCCTCTCTACGTCGGGCCGCTCGACCACGCTCACACTCGCGGCCGGCACGCCTGTGCTGATGGTCTGGGAGATCCCCGAGAGCAGGTGGCTGATGCAAGCCCTGCAGGTGCAGCCGCTGAGCTGTCCCCAGCCGCTTCTGAGGCCGACGACCTCGATCGACAAGAGGCGGAGTTCCTCGCCATCCGCGCTCATCTCTTCGCGGATCGCCGCCTCGAGCTGCTCGAAGAGACTGCGCACATTCCCGCGGTCAAACATGTTGTTCACGCCTTTTTCCTTTCGCTTTTCACGGGCCGGGTGATGGCGCCCACGGCGCGCGCCGTGGTCTCGAGCTGAGCGGCCATGTAGACCTCGGCCAGGGCCGCATTGGTCCCGGCGGTGTTGCCGAGCACGTCGGCCACGTCGCTCTTCGAGGCCCCGCCCCGGCGGCTCAGGTGGCCGAAGGTCCGGCGCAGGTCGCGCCATTGAAGATCCGAGACGCTCGGCTCTGACTTCGCCGCCAGCGCACGGATCGCCTCCCAGCGGTCGAACCACAGCCGCTTCGAGTAGGGTTGCCCGGTGGCCTCGTCCCAGATCAGGCGGTCCCCTCGCGCGATCAGGCGGGCCACGCGCAGGACCGGAACCACCTCGGGATGCAGAGGGATGGTGCCCTCGTTCCCACGCTTCGAGCGGATCAGCCGCCAGACCCACACACGCCGGGTCTGGTCGGTGCCGAGGACCGGCAGCTCGACCGGCTGGAAATCGTTGGGCGCCGCCTGCCGCAGATCCGTCTGCCGCTGGCCGGTGAAGATGGCGAGGAGAAGCGCCAGGCGCATCGAGCGCAGGCCGAGTCGACGCGCTGCCATCAGGCAGGCATCGAGCTCCGCCCAGGTCCCGACGCGGCTGCGCGCCTTCGGCCGTTCGACGTCGAGATCCCGACAGGGGTTCGATCCCTTCGGCCGCCAGCCGCGCTTCTCCGCATGGCGGAAGACGATCGAAAACATGCGGACCAGGGCGAGCGCGCGGAACGGGCCCTTCTCGCGATAGAGGGCCTCATACCAGGTGTCGATCACCGGCGCGTCGAAGAGCACGATGGACTGCGGGCCCCACTTCGCCTCGATGGCGCGAAGGTCGACGCGGTAGCTGGCCTTCGTGCTGTCCCGCAGCTTCTCGAACCGCAGGCTTTGCAGATAGTCCTGAATGCAGGCGCTGACCGAGAAGGCCGCGACCGGAGCGGCTTGCGGCTCGCCTTTCCGAGCCGCCTCGGCCTTGCGGGTCAGCGTCTTTGCCTGGCGCGCGGCGGCGCCCGGGTTGTCAGCATTCAGCTCGACTGGCTTGGAGCCCGCTGCCCGTTGCGCGGGAGTCGGTTCCCACCACACCCGCCACGATCCATCCGCGCGCTGGCGCTGGCGGAGGCCGGGGGCCTTGTCGATGACGGGGGGCAAGCTGGTGGGGCGACGCATGTCAGGCAGTCCTGGCGGCTTGGAGGAGGATCACGTTGCTGCCGGCAGGCACGGCAGGCAGCGGCTGGGGTTGAGCGCGACCCTGACGATCAAGCCAGGCCAGCACCTCGTCCGCCCGCCAGCGCAGCCGGCGGTGGCGGGTGATCGGCAGCGGCGGCGGGAAGAGCGTGTCACGCTCGAGCCTCGGCCGCTCGCGCAGGAAGGTCGCGGCCGAGGCGGCCCCGATCAGGTCGGCAACCTGCTCGGACCGCAGGAACAGCGGGAGCCCGGTCATTCCGCGCCCCACGCCGGCGCGACTGCCGGAGGCGTTTCGTCCGCGAAGCTGAGCCGGCAGGCATCCTCGGCCTCCTGCTCGGCCCGCGAGATCTGCCCGGACAGCCGGAATGCGGCGAGAGTGAGCCCCAGAAGGATCGCCCAAGCCGCAAGGAAGGTCAGTGCCATGAAGGACATGGTAGGTCTTTCCCATGATGGGCCCCGCGTGCCGTCCGCCGCAGAGCTGGTTCGGATCGGGCGGTGGCGGCGAGCAGCTCGCCACGGACGGCCGCCCGGCTGGCCTACACGCGCGGGAGCGAACGCGCTTCGAAGGCCATGTTCGATTGCCCGATGGTGAGATCGAGCGCCTCGGCCAGGTGCCGCGTCTGCTGGGCGGCATGGCGCATCACCTCGTGGCGGGGGATCATCGGCTCGGCCGGGCCCCCGAGGCGGAAGCCCGCGTCCTCGATCTGCCGGGCCCAGGCGATCATGCAGGCGAGTGCCATGCGGAAGCCGCGCCGCTCGTCGTCGGTCATGGGCCGGTCGTAGGGGATGGCGCCGGACACGGTCAGCCCTCCGCCGGCGCGGCGCGGAGCTGCCGCCAGGCGATATCCAGCTGCACGATGCCGGCGCAGGTGATGAGCGTCTCCATCGCGGCCTCGCGGCTGACGCCCCGCTGCAGGGCATCGCTGATCGAGGCAGTGATCGTGCCGTAGAGCTCAAAGTCAGTGGAGGTCGTCGAACTGGTCATGGTGGTGGCCTCGGATACGATGATGGGGAACGGGCGCGGTCACATGCCGCGCATGTCGCTGGCCTGCTGCAGCATGGTCTCGACCACGTTCTGGACGTGGGCCCAGAGAACCGTCGCCAGAAACAGGACCGCCAGCAGCACGACGAAACCGACGAGGATGCGCGTCAGGCTGGCCGACCGGCGAGCGTTGAGGCCCGGCCGCGGTCGCGCATCGGCGAGGTTAGGTCCCATGATGCTTGCCATTTCACGATCCGTGAGGCGGCGCGTCGGCCGCACGGCCGGCGCCCGGGCGCTGTTGGCGATCGGGAACGGAAGGATGCGCGCGGTCACGGCTGCGCCCTCCGATGTTGGAGGGCAAGGTCCGCGACATGTTTCGCCGCGTTGACCTCTTCCGGGCCGATGGCGGCAACCCCTGCGTGAGCGGCGTGCCCGCTCAGGATGAGAGCGGTTGTCAGCTCGTGAACAGTGATCCCCTCGGTCGAATGGTGCCGGGTGATCTCGAGGACGGGGAAGGCGGACTTATGTGGCATGGAGCATCCCTCCGCTGTGCGAAACGGGGAGAAGATGCTAGTAAACTTACTAGGCTGTCAAGCGGTATCTAGTAAGCAAACTAGTACATACTGTATGGGCACAATGTCGCACGACATCGGCGAAGCAATTGACCGAACGGCAGCGCACCGTATGGTGCCTGCGCATTCGGAGAACTTGACGTGGATGATTTAGAGATTCGCCCGCTGTCCGCGGGCGAGATCGGAGCTATGGAGCTGTCGTCCAGGTGGCGGCTCTTCGCTATGATCCTGGCTTGTCGAGCTGCCAGGCGCGAGCCACGAGAGCCAGCTTGCGTTGCTCGTCCGGGGGCAGCGAATGATACGCGCGGAGCATCTCACCTTCAGCCTGGATCTGCTCCTGACTGAGGAAAAGCTCCGCAAACGGCACACCTAGCGTCTCCGCGATCTTTCCGACGGTGCTGACCTTCGGGTTGGCGGATCTGCCGTTGATGATGTCGTGGATCGCCGATTGCGAGAAGCCGCACTTCAGAGCCAGGGCAGATGCGGTCGTCCCGTGCTCCCGGATCAGGCGCACAAGGTTGTCAGCCAGCGTCTGAGATATGGGCTCTCGTCTCATGGCGAAGGAATAGCGCGTAAGGAGACGCGCGGCGACAACGATGGAGACGAGAAACCCTCTTGCGCGGTCCTAGTAAGCTTACTAGGGTGTGCGCCATGTCCAACGTTCACGCTGACCTCCTCGAGAAGATCTACCGGTGCCTGGAACACACGGGCATGTCGCGCGAGGCCTTTGGCCGGGGCGCGATCAACGACTGGGGTCTGATTTCTGATCTTGAGAACAATCGGGAGCTGAAGCGGCGCACCGAAAGCCGCGTGCTCGCCTTCATCGAGACCTGTCTGAGCGAAAAGAAGGGGGCGGCATGATGTGCCATCCCGCCCCCTTCGACCGTCATGAAATCGCTTCGTCATCGAAAACCTTCTCCAAGGGAAAAGATGGAGCGGTCACATTGAAAAATCTTGCACATTCTGACGCGCATGGGCGCGCGAGCCGAAAGCGGTTCGCGCGCCTCCTTTGGCGGGCATTTCCTGCCACTTCCGAACGTGACCTGGCCGCGAAGGCGGCGCCCGTCCTGGGCGTCAGCGAGCGGCAGGTGAAGAACTGGCTGCGGTGCGAGAATGACGCCGCGCTCCGCCATGTCGTCGCTGTCATGACGCTCGCCTGTGGCGAGGAGATCTTCAGTCTGATCGAGGGCCGCGGATGAAACGCATCTACTGGCGCCTCATGCACCAATTCCACAAGGCGCGGGCCAACCGCGCCTTGGCGGTCCGCTACCGCGCGTTGCAGCTGGCTGAGAAATATTTTTCCCGGCTGCGGGCCGCGCCACGGATCGACCAGCCGCTCGATACGCGCCGGCATCGCGCCGCCTCCGCTCTTCTCCTGGCCGCCCCCTACCTCCGCTTCCTCGCCATCGTCGTGGCCCTGTCCCTGGCGGGCAACCTCCTCACGAGGATCCTGTTCCCATGACCCATCTGCCGCCCGCGGTTTCGACCTGCCTCAGCACGCATCGGGCGGCCACCTCGCGGGGCGCCTGCCCTCGTCCCCGGGCGCCCCGCGCTTTTCTCATTCTCATCCCGGGCAGGCACCCGGGAGGGCGCCGTTCGGCAAGCGGCGGCGCCACGGAACCGGCGGGGTCCCTCGGCCCCGCCGGTGACGCTGCGCGCCATGGCTGAGCAGCGCCGCCTCGCTGTCGTCATGTCCGCCTTCGCGGTGGCGATGAAGGCAAAGGCGGACCGGCTGCAGCCGGGCGACGTGGATCAGATGCGGGACCTGTCGATCCGCATCCTCGAGAGGGGCGAAGGCCTGCGCGACGCGATCACGGCCTTCGCCTTCGCCTATGGCCGCCACCGGCGAGATCCGGAGGCGCTGGCGTTTCTCGGCGAGGACCTGCTGCGCGCTGTGCAGCGCGACCTGCGGCCCGAGCCCATCGATCTTCACCGGAGGGACATTCATGGCTGAGACGACACCGCTCCACATGCCCTTTGCCTTCGAGACCGTCGACGAGATGCCGCGTTACCTGCGAACCGCGGCGGCGGTCGGCGGCTGCACCATGTCGCTCGACCCGAAATTCTGCGTCCTCCTGGCGCGGCGGATCGAAGAGCACCGCACCACTGTCCTGGTTCATAAGGTCGAGCGGCAACCAGGCCGCCTCGAGACGATCGGGATCATCTTCGCTGTCGCATGCTGGGCGGGCGCCGCGATGTACGATGCCGGCGGTGTGCTGGCCGCCTACCTGCGAGGGCTGATCGGTGGCTGACCAGCGTCTGACCCTGGCCGACCAGGTGCTCGCGAACATCCTCGGCTGGGTCGCCTCGAACGTCATCGAGGACCTCGAGACCGAGAAGGCGCTGCTGCGCGAGCTCGAGGACGTGCTTCCCCACGTCAGCAAACACCATCCCCGCATCGCGCCCCTGCTGCCGGCCGCGGCCGAGCTCATCGCCGTGCGGCTGGCCACCTTCGACCGACGGGGCCTGTGCGGCCCCAAGCTGCGGTTGGCGGGGCCGATGGCAGATTTTTTCAAGTGGCGCGCAGGTCTCGCGATCGAGGCGTGGCGCGATCGTCAAACCGAGGAGCCAAGACCATGAATTGGAATGACCTGTCCCTCGAGGACCTGGCTGAAATCGCCTACACGACCGACGTCACGGCCCGCATCGCCGCCAGCGCCGCTGAGCTTCTGGCCGTCGAGGAGGGCCGCGTGCGCGTGTCCATGGTCCCGGGCAAGCCCGTGGCCATCCTGTTGCCGGTCCAGTTGCCGGCGGTGGAGCCGGAGCAAGCGGGCTGCATCTGGTGTGCCGACACCTCGGACGAAGAGTTCATCGAGCAGCTGGGCAACACGGATGAGGAAGCCGTAGAAAAGGTCCTCTCGTCGCAGCTTGTCGCTCTCAAGGCCTCGCGCCTGCCTGCCGGTGTGAGCTTCCAGCCTCTCGTTCCGGACCCCGTCACCCCCGCGGGCGCACCGACGCCGGTCGGCCAGGAGGAGGCCCTGCGCCAGACCGCAGCCTGGCTGGTGACGCCGCACCCCGAGGATGGCGAGGCCGTGGATTACGACGCGCCGGCGACCGTGGCGCATGATGAGGATGCCGCGGCGGCCGAGCCCGCTTCGCCGGATCCCGAGCCCCAGCCGTCCTGCGTGTGGTGCGCCGATGAGGTGGCCGAACCCGGCTCTGATGCATGCCAAGATTGCCGGGAGCGGCGCGCCGAGCTGGCCGAAGCCGAGGTGCCGCCCGGACCCGTGGTCTGCGACGATGCCGACATTGTCGCCGCCCGCGATGCCGGTATGAAACGTGCAGATCTGGCTGAGAAGTTCGGTCGAACCGAACCGCAGATCCAAGCGGTTCTGATGCGCGCCGCGAAGCGCGCGAAAGAGACAGCGGGCCAGCCGGCCCGATCGGATGAACACGGCGCAATTACGGCCGAGGACCCGATCGAAGATGCAGTCCCCGAGCCGGCCGCGCCTGCCAGCGCAGAGCCGGAGGTGCCGCCGGAGGCTGGCGGCGGCACCATGATGGCGCCCGATGGCATTGATCCCGATCTGTGGGCCCACGTCCAGAGCGTGCAGCGCGACCGGACGTGGACGCTGCAGCGGGATTACGACCTGCTCGGGTTCGCCGAGCTCGGCTGGCCGATGCACGAGATCTCCCTCGAGCTGCAGGTGCCCTCGGCCGAGCTGAAGCCGCGCTTCAAGGTACTGACTGCGTCCAACCGCTGGAAGCGCGCCGAAGTGCTCGAGGCGCTCCGCGCGCTCGTGCCCGGCGCGCAGGCGGCGGAGTGACGGCGATGACGTTCCTCGAGCTCCTCACCCGAGCGAATGCCAACCCGGAACACTTCCGGGTTTGGCGCGCACGCGGCCTGCTGGCGGGGTCGTGGCCCGAGCGTTGCGACAGCAAGGCCGAGTTCTCCGCCGATCATCTCGAGCGCCTCGAGCTCACGGTGCTACTGCAACAGGTCGGCGTCCCACTCGTACTGGCGCGCCGCATAATCGAGGGCGACCGAGATTTGGCGCGATTGCTCGATCAGGCATTGCGCGAGGCCGACAGCGCAGAGGCGGCCTGACCATGACCGCGCGCCAGTCGTTCACGATCGAGGAGATCAAGGATCGCCTGCTCGCGCAGATCGACAAGGTGGTGCATCACTATGCGCCGCCTGTGTCCGGCAGCTACACCGACAAGGGGCGGTACTTTACGCTGAACCCGGGCCGAGCAGACCGGTCCGTCGGGTCCTTCGTGGTCGCTGTCAGCGGCCCGCGAGCTGGGCGATGGAACGACTATGCGACCGGGCAGAAGGGTGACCTCGTCGACCTCATCGCGCTGTCGCTCGGCCTGTCGCTGCCCGAGGCCTTCCGGGAGGCCCGCGCCTTCCTTGGCCTCGAGCACGAGACACCCGAGATCCGCCGCATCCGCGATAAGGCCGCGGCCGAAGCTCGCGCCCGGCGCCTCGAGGCGGAACGCGACGCCGCCGAGCAGGCCCGGAAGAGGTCCCGGCAGGCGTTGGCGATCTGGCTTTCGGCCGAGCCGCAGATCGCCGGCACGCCCGTTGAGCACTACCTGCGCGGCCGGTGCATCGATCTGCGCGCCCTCGGCCGCCAGCCCGCGGCACTACGCTATCTGCGCAGTTGCACATACCACAGCGAAGTCGAGGATCCGGAGACGGGCGAGATCCACGAGGTGAAGTTGCGGCTGCCCGCGATGGTGGCGGCAATCGACAATGGCCGGGGCGAGACGGTCGCCGTCCACCGAACCTATCTGGCCATCGGCCAGGACGGTCGCTGGGGCAAGGCGCAAATCACAAATCCGGTCGCTCCCGGAAAGTTTCTAGAGCCGAAAAAGGTGCTTGGAGACTACCGGGCGGCCCGGATCGTCCTGTCGTCCGGCCATGGCCCCCGGGGCGGCAAGGGCTGCCCCCTGTCGAAATGCCCGCCCGGGACGAGAGTCTACATCGCCGAGGGCATCGAGACGGCACTCTCGGCCGTGATCCTGAAGCCCGAGGCACGGGTGCTGGCGGCCATCTCTGTCAGCAACATGGGGCAGGTCCACCTGCCGCCGAATGTGGCCGAGGTGGTGCTCATCGCCGACGGGGACGAGCACCCGCAGGCCGTCGCGCAGCTCGATGCTGCCGTGAAGACCCACGCGGCCAAGGGACGCCGGGTCCGCTGCTGGCGCAGCGAGATCCCCGGAGAAGATCTGAACGACGCGCTGCAGCGCGCGATGAAGGAACAAGGGGCAGAATGACCGCAGAGATACTGGAAAGCGGAACCGGGCCCGGCTTGCACGTCGTGGAGACAGAGGACTTCAGCGGGCGGCGCATGGTGACGGTCGTCATGCGGCACGACCTGCCTCCGCACGACGTGATCGGGCATGTCGATGTGCGCACGATCGCCGAACTCCAGGCCTTGATCCGGCGCTTGAAGGCCAAACACGACAACCTGATCGAGGGCGTACGGCACCAGGCCGGTGCGAGGCGGCCAACGTGACCGTCGACGCCCCCACCTCGGTTGACGACTGGATTGACGATCAGGCGCCAGCACCGCGATCCGTCGGAGAGCCCGCCGAGTCCGCACGGCCGCGACGGCCGCGGCCGAAGAAGCCTGCTCTCAAAGCCGTGGCGGAACAGCTCGAGGAGCCACCCGTCGCGGCCGAGCCCAAGCCGTCCGCCGAACCACCCGGGGCCGGCCTCGATCCGCCAGACGAGCCCCCGCGCTGGCCGCCGCCGCGTGGCGGCAAACCGGAGCGCCCGCGCGGCGAGATCTGGGACGGGTGCCCGGTCAAGCCTCTCGGGGTCAACGGCGACGCGAGCTTCTACCTGGACGTTCACGGTCAGATGCGGGCGATCCGCAAGCACGAGCGCCAGTCCATCATGCACCTCTTCGGCTCGCAGCTGCCGGCGCTCTGCTACAACTTCGCCCAATGGACGAAGGACGACGAAACCGGCGAGATGAAGCGGAAGCCGAACCGGTTCGACGCCGATACGGCCGCCATGCACATGATCGCCGCCTGCTCGGAGAAGGGGCTCTTTGATCCGGACGGCGCCGTGCGCGGCGTCGGCGCCTGGTGCGACGATGACGGCCAGCTGATCTATCACGCTGGCGACTGGCTCCTGAAGGGAGCGGAGCGGATCGGCCCGACCACCCATCAGGGCAAGATCTATCCCGCCTATCCCGCCATCCCTCACCCGGCCGATTCCGTGGAGGGCGCAGGGCCAGCGCCTGAGCTGCTGAAGCTGCTCGGCACCTGGCACTGGCAGCGCCCGGAGATCGATGCCATGGCGGCCATGGGCGCCGTAGGCGTCATGGCCCTGGGCGGCGCGCTCGATTGGCGCGCGGCCTACTGGATCACCGGCGGCAAGATGGCCGGGAAGTCCGAGCTGCAGAAGCTGATCCGCCTGCTCCTGGGCGAGAAGGGCCTCATTCAGTCAGCCGATACCACAAAGGCCGGGATTACCGCGCAGCTCGGCCAGTCGTCCCTGCCTGTGGCGGTGGACGAGCTCGAGCCGGGTGACGCGAACTCGACCAAGGAGCGGGACATCATCGTCCTCGCCCGCACCGCCTCGAGCGGCGGCCGGTGGGCGCGCGGCTCAAGCGACCAGAAGGGCGTGGGCGGCAGCCTGCAATCCACCTTCCTTTTCTCGTCCATCCTGATCCCGGGCGCGCTGAAGCCGCAGGACAGGTCGCGTCTCATCATCCTCGGCCTGGACGCGATCCCGGAGGGCACGCCCAAGCTCAGCCTGCGGCCGGATACATGGCGCAAGCGCGGGGCCGAGCTGCGGCGTCTGCTCATCGACCGATGGCCCACTTGGCACGAGCGCCTGGACCGCTGGCGGACGGCTTGTGCGGCCGAGGGCATGGACCCGCGGTCGATCGACAACTGGGCCACGACGCTCGCGATGGCGGACATGGCGATGCATGCCGAGCTCCCCGCACCCGAGGTGGTCGAGGGCTGGGCGCACAAGGTGGCGCGAGAGATCCGGGCGGCCACGGAGGAGGTCGGCAGCGATGCTGACGGCATGCTCCTGCACCTGCTGACCCAGCCCTTCGACGTCTACCGGCGCGGCGAGCAGCACACCATCGCCCAGTGGCTCAAGGCAGCTGCCATGCGGCCGGGAGCGGGCAAGGCCCTCTTCGGCGGGGAGGGCCTGGGGAATGAGGCCGATCATGCCAAGGAAGCGAACAGGAAGCTGGCCCGAGCAGGCCTGCGCGTCTTCGGGACGGCCGAGGAGCCGTGGCTCTTCATCGCGAACCAGCCGATCGAGCAGCTGAAGCAGCTCTTCCGGTTCAGCGAGTGGGCGAATGGCGTGTGGGCCCAGTCCGCGATCCGCGTGAAGGGCGCTCGTCACAGCAACAGCCCCCGCACGCTCGAGGGCGTCCGCAGCCGCGGCGTGGAGATCCCGTTCTCCTCGATCCCCGGACTGATGGCGCTCGATGGCAACCCGAGGGTCAGCACGCCCGAACGCGCCGATCCCGGCATGGAGGACTTCGCATGACGCGCATCCATTTCGGTAACCCTTTGTCGCCGCGCCAATCTTCCCGCTTCCCGGACCCGGGCAGGTGGCCTAAGATACGCGGGCGGAAGGGTCTCCGGACGACGGGTCAGGGCCACAACGCCACAACACTTGCAGACCTCTGCCGTTGTGGCCGGTGTTGTGGTTTTTCTTCCGCAGGATCAAGGTCTTACACCCTTCCACAACACCACAACACCCTAAGCCCTCGCACACATGTGCATGCACATGCGCAGGCGCGCGCGTATGGGGCTGCGGTGTTGTGCCGTTGTGCCGTTGTGCCCCTCTCTCATCTCCTTGAAGAGAAAGAAGAAAAGAAGGGTCTGAGCCACAACACCACCCACAACAGTCGTGATTTCCGGCGTTGTGGCTTGGTCAAGCCATTGGAAAACCTCGAAAAAGGGGGTTTTTGACCCATGGCAAAGCCGAAAGACCAGTTCGAGGCCATGGCTCGGGACGCCGCCGAGCGGATCGAGGCCGCCCGGGCCGAGGGCCAGCAGCTCGCCCTCCTGCCGGACGAGCCGCAGGAGGGTGACAGCGAGCGGGCCACGCGCGGCAAGGGCCGCGTCAACAGCCAGCTCCGCGCGTGGCTGACCGCCCGCGGCTACCGGATGCCTGAGGACGTCCTGGCTGAGATCGCCGGGCTCACCACCCGCGACGACGTGTTCACCCACGCCATGGCGCAGGCGGAGCGGGTGCTGGCATGGGCCGAGCGGGGCGCAGTGGGCGCCAAGGGCGCTCCGGCCGTCCAGACCATGACGCAGCGGATCGAGACCTTCCGCCTCGTCTTCACGGCCGCCCTGCGCGCGGCCGAGGCGGCGGCGCCCTACGGCCTGGCGAAGGTGACGCCGGACGTGAACGTCCAGCAGGCGGTGCAGGTGGTCGTGATGCCGGGCGGTTCGGCCCCTGCCGATCGGCCTGCCCAGGCGCGGGACGTGTCGCCTCAGGCCCGCCGGATGGCACCGCCGCCGATGCCGGGCCAGATCGAGCAAAATCAACAGGTTACGGGCAGCGGATTGGGAGCGTCGGACGGCGCGCGTCGGACGGATGAGGTAAAGCGTTGATGTTGCAGGTGAAAATTGGCATCGCGCACCAGATCGCAAATCTGGTGCGCGGCATGTCCGGCGCCTCGGCCGCCGCCCTGGCGCTGCCCTCGCACCCCACCCCCCCTCTTCCGGGCGACGTGAACGGACGCGGAACGGACCCCCGGGGGGCGGGTCGCGCGCCTGTGTGTCTGCCCCGCTGTGTGACCCCATGCGTCGAAACCGGACAGCGCGGGAGGCGGGTATGGGGCTGAAACCGGGCGCGGCTGTGTGGGGTAAGGGGGAGATCCTGCGCTCGCCCGCGGACGCGGGACAGGCGGGTGGGGGTGTGCCGGATCAGGCTGACCGCCTGGCCGAGATGGACGCGGCCGAGGCGATCGCGACGCTAGAGGGTGCGGACTTCGCTGTCCAGATGCCCGATGTGGCCGCCTTCACCTTCCCGGGCCCGACCGCCGAGCTGCTCTACTGGTCGGACGCGGACATCGTTGGCATCCAGGGGCCCGTGGGCTCCGGCAAAACGACGACGGTTCTGAAGTCGCGCCTGCGCCGCGCGGTCATGATGCCGAGGTCGACCATCGATCTCGAGCAGCTGCCGGACGGCCGCGTCGTCGGCTGGCGCCGCTACAAGCTGCTGGTGGTGCGCGAGACCTATCGGCAACTGTGGAGCACCACGATCCCCTCCTACCTCGAGGTCTACCCCAAGGCGCTCGGCACCTGGTCGGGCGGCCGGGGCGATCCCGTCACCCATGTGATCCAGTTCGATGACGGCGAGGGCCCGATCGAGTTCCGCGTGGAGTTCATGGCCTTCGGTGACGACGTGATCGCCTCCATGCGCGGCGTCCAGACCACCGACATCTGGCTGAACGAGACCGACACCGTGCCCGTTGAGGTGCTGACCGCGGGTATCGGCCGGATCGACCGCTGGCCCGGGGCCTCGCATTTCGAGGGTTACCCGCCCGAGCTGCGCGGATACGGCCAGATCTGCGCCGACTTCAACGCCCCGGACGAGGACAACTGGACCTTCACCGTCTTCCACAACGAGGACGAGCGGCGGCGCATGGCGGACGCCATGACGGCAGGTCTGCCCGAGGGTGCGCGGCCCATCCGGATCGAGTTCTACAACCAGCCGGGCTACGGCCAGCCCGGGTGCGAGAACCTGCACAACCTCTCGGCCAGCTACTACCCTCGCCAGATCGCCGCCATGCGCCTGGCCGGGCGCGGCGACATGATCGACCGTCTGGTCTACAACAAGATCGTCTATCTGCGCGCCGGTGACCCGGTCTTCAAGCGCGAGTTCAACCGCAGGATCCACGTCGCCGAGTCGACCATCGAGCCCGAGCGTGGGATCCCGCTGCGGATCGGCCTCGACCAGGGCTTCAAGGGCGCGGCCATCGTCACCCAGTTCCTCGAGCCCTTCCACTGGCTCTTCCTGGCCGAGCTCCACTTCCCCGCCGAGCGCCTCATGGCTACCGTTTTCGGCCAGCGCCTCGCGGATCTCCTGGAGCGCCGCTTCCCTGGCTTCGAGGTAGAAGGCGGATGGGCCGACATGGCGGGCGAGCACGGTGCCAGCCAGGCCGCCGACGAGAACGACACCTGGAACAAGCTCGTGGGCGAGGCCGCAGGCTTCCGCGTCCGGCCGCAGAAGGTCGGGACGAACCGGATCCAGCCCCGCCTCGAGGCGATGCGCGCGGCGCTCGAGTTCATTCACGGCGGTCGCCCTGGCCTGCTCATCGACCCGAGCTGCAAGTTCACGATCCGCGGCTTCGAGGCCCGCTACGTCTGGAAGGACGAGGTCGACGCGAACGGCGACAAGCGAAAGGTCCCCGACAAGAGCCTGACCGAGGCCAACGTCATGGACGCCGGGCAGTATGTGCTCCTCTCCGAGAGCAAACCCTCCGGCCTTTCCAAATTCTCATTCCCCGGGGCGGCCGCGGCCGCCTCTGGCACCGGGCCCGGCTCGCGCCGGCCGCAGCCTGCCGGCGGGCTTCTCACCGGCTACGACGTGTTCAACCCCTATGGAGACTGACCAGATGACGCAGGACTACTACGGAACCAAGCGCATCACGGCGTGGGAGCAGGAGCGGGACGGCGAGCCCGGTTATGCCGTGAAGTACTCGGATGGCTACACCTCGTGGTCTCCGAAGGGGGTCTTCGAGGCGGCGTACCAACCCGTCACGAGCATGAGCTTCGGCCATGCGCTCGCTGCGCTGAAAGCTGGCGCCAAGGTCGCTCGGGCCGGCTGGAACGGGAAGGGCATGTGGATCGCCCTGACGCCCGGGTATGCCTTCGAGGCTCGGCATGCGAAGTGCGGTCACGCCGCCGCGAAGCGCGCGGACGAGCTCGATGATCCCGAAGCCGAGATCGAGCTGTTGCCGCACATCGACATGCGGACTGCCGATGGCAGCCTCTGCGTCGGGTGGCTCGCCAGCCAGACCGACATGCTGGCCGACGACTGGACCGTGGTGGAGGGCTGAGCGATGGGCAAGAAATCTACCGCCACCGAGGCCGAGCTGCTCGCCGCCACCGCCAAGATCTCGGCTGACCCGGCGCCCGATGCCGGCGCGCCGGTTGGCGAGACCCCGGCCCCGGCTGCCGAGGCGACCGCTCCGGTTGACGGCTCCGCCTCGGCCGAGACGCAAGAGCCGGCCGCGGCTCCCGCGGATGCCCCGCCCGTCGCAGCCCAGGCAGCTCCGGCGCCCGACGCCGCCGAGCCGGTTGCCGAGGCGACCGCCGCGTCCTCGGTTGCGGCCAATGCCGAACCGCCCGCCTCCGATCCGGCGCTCGCTTCGGTCCAGTTGGCGCCGAAGCCGAAGCTCGACATGGCGCGCCTGCGCCGGCTCATCGCCGACATCGAGGGGCACAACAACCCGCTCCACCGCGCGCAGTTGCGGGCGCGCCTTGAGGCGGATGAGGGCCTCGTGATCGACGAGCGCCATTCCGCGGTCACGACGCACCTCGCCATGGCCGGCGTCCGCACGAGCTGCACCGCGGGCGTCTGGGCGGGCCTCACCAACTGGTGCAGCGCCGCCCGCCGGAAGATCCTGGCGGGGGAGGCCGAGTGATGGCACGGATCTATGTCGCGTCGAGCTGGCGCAACCCCTACCAGCCCGACATGGTCGCGCTCCTGCGGGAGGTTGGTCACGAGGTCTACGACTTCCGCAACCCGCCGAGCGGCGTCCCCGGCTTCGCATGGTCGGAAATCGATCCCGACTGGCAGGCTTGGCGTGCCGAGGATTACCGGCGCCTGCTCACGACCCATCCCGTGGCCGCTCGCGGCTACGTCTCCGACTTGCGGGGCATGGAGTGGGCTGACACCTGCGTGCTCCTCCTGCCTTGCGGCCGGTCTGCGCACCTGGAGGCGGGATGGTTCTGCGGCCGCGGAAAGCGTTGCATCATCCTTACGCAAGACGGGGAAGAGCCGGAGCTCATGGCCCTCATGGCCTCCGATATCTGCATCTCGCCCCAGGAGGTGATCGCCGCGCTGGGAGGCCGCACGCATCAGCATGTCCGCCGCACCGCAATCGGCGCACAGGCTGACATCGCAGCCTATGCCGAGAAGGAGGGCCTCGATGGCTGACCCTCTCGACAGCTACAACATCACGGCCGACGAGCTCCGGCAGTTCATCGAACGCTACGAGCAGCTCGAGAACGAGAAGAAGGACGTGGCCGATCAGCAGAAGGAGCTGCTGGCCGAGGCGAAGGGGCGCGGCTACGACACGGCGGTGATGAAGAAGCTCGTGGCCCTGCGCAAGCGCAAGCCCGACGACATCGCCGAGGAGGAAACGATCCTCGAGCTCTACAAGACCGCGATGGGGATGGCATGATCGACGTGCGCCCCTTCGACGATCTGGCCGCGATGGCGATCCTTCAGAGGCTCGACCCCCACGACCACCTCGAAGCCGAGCTCATGCGGGGCGCACCCGCCACGCCGCTGGCGCTGTTCGCCGACTGGCGGGCCATGCAGCAGATCCGCTGGTTGTCCTATGTCGCCTTCACCAGCCCGGCGCGTGGGGCCAAGCCCTTCGCGCTCTTCGCGCTGGCGCAGTCCGGTTTCTGCGGCGTGGGCGAGGCCGCCCTTCTCGCCCGTGACCATGGCCAGTTCCGCCGGCCGCTGGCGGAGCTCGCGATCCTGATCCGGCGCGAAATGCGGGCCGAGACCGCTCGCCTCGGCATCCACCGGGTTGCCTGTCGGTCCTGGTCAGACCATCCCACCGCCGCGCGCCTCCTCGAGGCGATCGGCTTCCGCCACGAGTGCGACATGCCCGGCTATGGCCGGAGCGGCACCGTCACCTTCCGCCAGTTTGCCTGGACTGCGCCGGAAGTTCTTCCCGCCTCACAGCCTGCTTGCCACCCCACCCACCAGAGCAGGAGCTGACCATGTGCGTCTTCAAACCCCCGAAGATCGAGAAACCGCCGGTCGCAGCGGTCGACAATTCCGAGGCCCTGGCGCAGGCCGACATCGAGGCCCGTCTGCGCAAGCGCCGCGCCGGCGCGGCCGCCGACGTGCTGACCGGGCCCACCGGCATTCCCGCGACCCAGACGCTGGGAGGGGCCGCGAAATGAGCGCCGCAGGCATGATCGCCACCAAGCACCCGGCGGCCGAGCTGGCCGAGCGCCGCTGGGCCGAGCTGAAAAGCGAGCGCTCGGCCGAGGAATCGGACTGGGAGGCGATCGCTCGCCTCTTCCGGCCCCAGCGCGGCGGCTTTGGGCTGGACGATCCCGCGGGCCGGACGATGGAGAAGCCGCTGTCCAGCGCGCCGATCTTCGCGCACAACAACTTCGCAGCCGGCCTCTACGGGACACTGACCAACCCCGCGAACCGCTGGTTTGGCCTGAAAACCTCGGATCCCGATCTGAACGCCTGGCACCCTGCCCGCCTGTGGCTCGATACGGTGACGGATCGGGTGCTGGCGAGCTTCCTGCCCGCGATCAGCCCGTTCTACACCGCCACGACGCAGGTGTTTCAGGATCTGGCCGCCTTCGGGAACGCCGCGCAGTACGACGAGGTCGTGACCGAGGAGCGGCGGATCCTCGATGTGACGATCAGTCTGGCCGAGGTGGTCTTCGAGATCGACGGCTTCGGCCGCGTGTGCGAGGTGGTGCGGCGGTTCTACCTGAAACCGGCGCAGGCCATGTCGATGTTCCGGCGGGACACCCTGCCCCCGAAGATCGACGAGCTCGCGCAGAAGGGCGACCAGGGCAGGGTCGCCTTCTATCACCACGTCCTGCGGAACGAGAACTGGCGCCGCGGCATGCTCGGCGTCCGCGGCAAGGCCTGGGTCTCGCGCTATGCCTGCGAGATCGAGGGCACCCTCGTCCGCGAGCGCGGCTATGACGAAATGCCCTTCTATGCCCCCCGCTGGGAGGTGGACACCGGCCGCACCTATGGCACCGGCCCCGCCTGGATCGCCCTCGCCTCGGCCCGGGCGCACAACCGTATGGAGGAGGCGACCCTGCGCGCGGCGCAACGGGCGGCCGATCCCACCATCCTCGCGCCCGACCGGGGCGACTGGCCGTTGAACGGGCGTATCCGCCCGGGCGCGGTGGTCTACGGCGCCGTGGACTATCGTGGCAACGCGCTCCTGAAGCCGCTCGAGCTGTCCGGCAGTCTGAACCTGACGCTGCAGGAGAAGCAGCAGAAGATTGAAGAGATCCGCGACGCCTTCCACTACACGCTGATGAACCTCGCCGGCCGCACCGGCATGACGGCGACCGAGGTCATGGCGATCACGGAAGAGCGCCAGCGCCTCTGGGCCCCGCATCAGGGCCGCGTCCAGGAGGAGTTTCTGGCGCCGAAGGTCGCCCGCCGCTTCAGCCTGCTCTGGCGCGCGGGGCAGTTGCCGCCGCCGCCGGCCGAGATGCAGGGCGCGGACCTGCAGGTCGATTACCAGTCGGCCGCCTCGGCCGCGCAACGGTCCGTTGAGGGGAACGCCGCCCTGCGGATCCTGCAGGACATCGGCCCCCTCATCCAGATCAAGCCGCGGCTCGCCGACCGGATCGACGAGGACGGGCTGCTCGAGGTGCTGATCGACGCGCGCGGGGCCCCGGCACGGATGCTGCGGTCGCGCGAGCAGGCCGACCAGCTGGCCCAGCAGCGCGAGCAGCTGCAGCAGGCGGCCATGATGGCGCAGATGGCCCAAACCGGTGCCGGCGCGCTGAAGGACGCGGCCGCCGCCGGGCAGATGATGCAGCCGCAGGGAGGCGCGTGATGACCGAAAAGTTCACGCTTACCGTCGAGCGGGCGAAGCTCTTCGACTTCCTGCACAGTGCTTCCGACACCGATGCTGCTGATGACGTCCTGGGCCGGCGCATCGTGATGGGCCTGCTGGGAGGTGAAAGCTCGTGGCGAGAGGCAGTCGTTCTGGAAGTGGCGGGTATCGATCTGGAGCCCGCCGCATGATCTGGAACCCCCTCACTATCCTCGTGGGCTTCTTCCCCTCTGCCGCGCGCCGTGAGGCGGCCGCCTGCTCGAAGCGCTGGCAGGCCGCGGCAGCGCGCGACCCGCGGCTGACGCTCGACATCATCCGCATGGGCGGGGTGCTCGACCTGCAGCCCGTGCGCCTCGTGGACGGATACCCCGAGCCCGAGCCCATCGACCCGCAGCGGCTGGCCTATGAGGCCGGCCGCCGTGACTTCGCCATGCAGCTTCTGGCGCTGGCGCACCTGACCCCCGACGATCTGAACATCCTGATGGAGACCAACGATGCTGCGTAACCGTGCCGCCTTCTTCCTCATGCTCTGCCGCGCGCCCAATGACGGCGCGGGCGCCGGCGCTGCCGAAGGCGGCGGCGAGGGCGGGGCCGATGCTGCCGCCGCGGCCGCTGCCGCTGCGGCCGCCGCTGGCGAAGGCCAGGGATCGGCCACGCCCTGGTGGAAAGACGCCGACTTCTCCGCCGAGGAGCAGCAGTGGCTGGCCGCCCGCGGGCTGACAGAGGACGATCCGATCAAGGTCCTGCCGAAGATCGTGAAGGGCCACCGGGCCGCCGAGCAACGCATCGGCCGCGGGCTGGACACGATCATCGACAAGCCGGGCAAGGATCAGCCCGTGACGGAATGGCTGCGCGCCAATGCCGCCGCCCTCGGCCTGCCGGACAAGGAAGACGGCTACACCGCGCAGCCGCCGGCCGACTGGCCGAAGGAAGCCGCCTGGGACACTGAGCTCGAGGCCAAGGCCCGCAAGGTCGCGTTCGAGCTGGGCGTACCGCCCCAAGCGCATCAGGCCTATGTCAACTTGTTCGCCGAGAAGGTGAAGGACATGGACAGGGCCTCGCGCGACGGCCTCGCCCAGGCGCAGGAGCAGATGATGACGGATCTGCGCCGGGACTATGGCGAGCAGGTGGGCGCCGTCATCACCAAGGCCAAGCAGGGCGCGCAGTTCGTGGCTGAGAAAGCAGGCCTCTCGGCCGACGCGCTGACCGGCATCAGCCAGGTGCTGAGCGACAAGGGCGGCGACGCGAACACGATCCGCTTCATGGCCGCGATCGCCGACATGATGGGCGAGGATAACGCGGCCGGAATCGGCAAGGGCGGGCCGCTCACCATGACGCCGGCCGAGGCCCGGGCAGAGCTCTCCCGCTTCCAGGCCCCCGACGGCGAGTACGGCAGGGCCGTGGCCGAGGGCAACGTCGCCAAAGTGCGCGAGCTCAGTGCGCGCCGCGAGCAGCTCGCGAAGATCGCCGCGAGGACCTGATGGCGCTGGACGAGTTCCAGCAGATCTCGCACGCCCGCGCAGACATGATGCTGCGCGGGCACAAGGATCTGCTGTGCCATGTCGGGCCGCGGTTCTTCGAGAGGTGCTTCCCGCCCGGGCAGCTCCTCTCGATCGAGGAGCGGCGGCGGCAATGGGAGGAGACGCTTTCCATGCCGATCGTCATCGCGGACGGGATGGAGGGCTTCTCTGTCCTCCCTGCGCGAAGTGTCAAAACGGAGGAATGAAGATGAAGCTATATGCAGCCATGGCATATTGCGAGGGGAGAGAGAGCATCGGCGATCACGCTCGGTCAAGACCCGAATTTCGAGTGGTGGCAAAAGTACGGGAGGGCCTGATCCGCCGAATCAGTGAGTGGCAATACGACACCAGGTTGCGGCTCTTAAAGGTTACCGGTGCGCAGGAAGCGCCGCGCCACCATCAACCATACCGCGACATGGGACCAAAGTTACCATTTATGGTTGCGCAGTTTATGTAAACACTAGTATTTCCGTATAAGGCAGACCCCAGATATACGGGGGCATCGCCCATTTGGTGCCGATACTGCTTGACTCATCGATGTATGGGCCGGATTTTAGGAAATGACGGCCAGAACAGTTGCGCCGCCAGCGGTCTGGTCCACCGCGGCGGCGCTTAGTTCCGGTCTCCGCAACCCTGTCCGGGCCGCTGCGGATAATCGGTTCCTGTCCTGTGAGTCTATTACTCTGGGATTCGACAAGTCAAGGCGGCTCGACGTCCTCAGGCCAAGGAGTGCCGAGAAATGTCTACGCCTACCGCTCAGATCATGTGTATCAACAAGTCCGATCGCCAAAACGCTTGGGAACGGATCACCCATGTCGGAGGCTTCACCGACCAACGGTGGAAGATCACCCAACAGGAGGCCATCGACCACATCGAGACCGGACGTTGGAAGTTCTACGTCTCAGTCAATGGCAGGTCCGTGTGGGTCATCGTGGGAGTGAGCCGCTTCGGCAATAAGTACCTCAGGACGGAGTCCGATCATGGCGAGGAGAACAACCTGCTCAGCCTGCCGGAATGCCCCTAATCGTACCCGGCATTGCCTATTGCCGAAGTAGCCTTCGGACGAAAAGTCAACTGTGAAGATTGCCCCCGGCGCTTGTGCCGGGGGCTTTTTCATGCGCGGGATCTTGTGCTACTTCTTGCCGTGACGGGCACCCCGATCCCTTCGGGTCCAGACGACAGCCGGAAAGCCACGGCCGCCCAGCAGAGCGGATCTGCAGGAACGGTCCGGCGCCGCCGGGCACCCCTTCCGAAAAAACCCCACGATCAGCGTTTTTTCTCGGAGGGCACACATGCCTCAATCCATGCTCGTCGAGGCGCACCACCGCCTCATGTATGCCAACAGCGTCACCATGGTGGCGCAACAGACGCGCGATCCTTTCGCGGGCGCGGTCACGGATGCCAGCGCCACCGGCGAGGCCCAGTCGGTCACCGACCTGGTCGACGCGGGCGAATACGCCTACGGCGAGGAGCGCAGCCGTCGGAACCCGGAAATGCCGATCAGCGGCAGCCGCCGCTGGGTCGTGATGCCGCCTGTGATCGAAAGCGGGCAGTACATCGACAAGGAAGACAAGTGGCGCACCGCCACCGACCCGACGTCGACCATTGTCACCACGCACACCCGGCGCGTGATCCGCGGCAAGGCGGACCGGACGCTGGGCATCCGCAGAGCCGAAGACGGCACCTACACCGTCCAGGACGGCGGGATCCTCGGCTATGCGACCGAAGGCAAGCGCGGCACCACCCAGGTCGGACTTCCGTCGTCGCAACTCGTGCCCGTGGGCACCACCGGCCTCACGCTCGACAAGCTGCGCGACGCGGTGAAGACGCTGAAGCTCGCCGACTTCGGTATGGAAGACGACGATCCGCTCTACTGCTCGATCACGCCGAACCAGGAGGATGACCTTCTGGCCATCGCCGCGGCCTCGGGCGCCAACCTCAACACCTTCTCGATCGACCAGCTGCGCACGGGCAAGCCCACCATGCTGATGGGCGTCAACTGGATCCTGACCAACCGGCTTCCGGTCGATGCCGCCGAAAGCCGCCTCTGCCCGATCTGGTCGAAGAAGAACATCGTCCGGGGCATCTGGCAGGACGTGCAGGGCAGCATGTGGAACGACTCCCACGCGAAGGAGCTGCCCTACGCGTACGTCTCGGCCTACATCGACTGCGTCCGAGTGCAGGACAAGGGCGTCATCGTCATCGAGTGCAAGGAATGATCGCCGCGGCCTGGGTCTGATCCCGGGCCGTCGCCTTTCGCACATCCGAACAGGAGGGCCCCATGGCCGTTGTTTCGAAAAAATCCGACCTCTTCCCGGACATCCGGGCCGGCGATGCCGTTCCCGATCCGGCCAAGGCGCGCGGCCGGTCGATCTGCGCCACCTTCACCGCCACCAACCTTTCGACCGACAGCTCCGGCTCGATGTATCACCTGGTGGACATTCCGGCGGATGCCATCATCGACAGCCGCACCGCCTTCCAGGTGCAGAACTGGGGCTTCGCGACCGTCAACATCGGCACGAAATCCGACATCGATGCGCTCGGCACCGTCGCGAAGTCCGCGGGCAACGTCTACCAGCCCGTGGCCTTCGGCGATGCCAAGCACGGGCTGCCCGCCTGGCAGGCTCTCGGCCTCTCGGCCGCGCCCGAGAACAACGTGATCTCGCTCTATGCCCATGCCTCCGCCGCCGCGACCGGCGCCGGCACGCTGAAGGGCGAGCTGCACTACCGCTACCACTGAGCGGCGTGCCTGAGAGCGGCGGGGGCGGCATCGGCCCCGCCAACCGGAAGGGACCCGACACATGACCATGCCCATTGCCACCTCGATCATCGCTGCGCAGGCCTGCCGATACATGGAGGTCGCGCCCATCAGCTCCTTCGGCGATGGCTCCGAGCTGGCAACGGCCATGGCCGAGATGTATCCCATCGCCCTCCGGGCCTGCCTCGAGCGCGCGGACTGGGAATTTGCGTCGGTGCTCGTGCGGCTGCCCGCGGCGGTGCCGGGCGCAACGGTCGCCACCGACGACGAGATGCCGAACCTCTACGCCCTGCCCGGCGATCTGGTGAAGGTGCGCGAGGTGGGCGACGCCGACACGAAATGGCGGATCGACCGCGAGGGGCTGAGGGCATCGGACGCCGCCCCCCTGCGCGTGCGCTACACCAGCACGATCGAGACGGAGTCGCGGTTGCCGGCTGAGTTCCAGCTGGCCGTGGCCGCGAAGCTCGCGAGCCTGATGGGGCCCCGCTGGCTGGGCGCGCAGTCGAAGGTCGACGCGCTGCGTGCCGAGGCCGATAGCCTGCTCAAGGGATCCATGCGCACCTCGGCCCGCACCGCCAGCGAGGCGCGCTACGACGGGCTCGAGGACGATGGCGACTGGGTGGCGGAGGCGGTGCAGTGACCCGGACCAGCCCCCCGCAGGTCGCCTTCAGCTCGGGCGAGCTCGACCCCCTCCTGCACCGCCGCTTCGACTACCAGCGCTTCCAGACCGGCCTGGCCAAATGCCAGGGCTTCCTGCCGCTGGCGCAGGGCGGCGTGACCCGCGCGCCCGGGACCATCTGGCGCGGCCGCACCCGCAACGATGCGCGCTGCGTCCTGGTCCCCTTCACCTTCGCGGCGAACGACAGCTGCATCCTCGAGTTCACCCCGCTCCGGATGCGCGTCTGGCGCTATGGGGCACTGGTGATGAGCGGCGGCTCGCCCTACGAGCTCGTGACGCCCTACGACGAGACCTCCCTGTCCACGCTCGCATGGGTGCAATCGGCTGACGTGCTCTACATGGTCGACGGCATCCAGCCGATGCAGCGCCTGGCCCGGCTCGCGCTCAACAACTGGACGATCGGAAACCACGCGCTCAACTCCGGCCCGTTCCGGACGCAGAACCTCAACAAGGGCCTGACGCTACAGGCCGCTGCCCCAACCGGAACCTCGGTGGCACTGACGGCGAGCAGCGCGTTCTTCACGGCAAATCATGTCGGGATGCTCATCAAGCTCGAGCCGACCGACCAGTCGACGATCGAACTGTGGGCGCCGGACAAGGCCGACATGGTCGTTGGGGACCTGCGCCGCTATGGCGGCAACATCTACAGGCTGGCGTCCGGGAACGACAGCGGCCTCACCGCGCCGATCCATGACGAAGGGATCGTGCGGACCGAGACGGACACCTCCTGGGAGTTCGTCTCCGACAGCGTCGGGGTTGTGCGGGTGCTGTCCGTGAGCAGCCCCACCTCAGCGCTGGTCAATGTCATCAAGACGGTGCCCCGCGCGTGCGTGGACAGTCCGACTTACCGCTGGTCCGAGGGAGCCTGGTCGAGGGTCTACGGCTATCCGGCCGCCATCGAGATCTATGAGCAGCGCCTGGCGGGGGCTGCGACACCGAGCGAGCCGCGCACCGTCTGGTTTTCGGCGGTGGGTGACTTCAGCGACTTTGACCCCGGCACTGAGGACGACGACGCCTTCGCCTATACGGTGGCGGGCGGCACGTCGGTCAACCGCATCATCAATCTGGCCCGCGGCGCCGCCGGGCTGCACATCCTGGCGCTTGGCGAGGAATACTCGACCCGGGCCGAGACGCGCAGTTCCGTGATCGGCCCGAAGAACGCGGTCTTCGGCCTGGACAGCGCCGTCGGATCGAGCCCGGCAAAACCCATCGCCCCGGGTGGCGACCCCATGTTCATCAGCCGAGATCGGAAGCGGCTGCTCGAGATCGTCTACGCGCTCGATCAGGACCGGCCCGTGGCCCGCGTCCTCTCGCGCACTGCGCAGCACATCGGCGCGGCCGGATTCGAGCAGATCGTCTGGCAGGCAGCTCCGGAACCGACCGCCTGGCTGCGCCTCAGCACCGGGGATCTCGTCGCCATGGTCTACGACCGGGATGAAGAGGTGCTCGGCTGGGCCCCCATCCCGGTGGCGGGCGGTTATGTCGATGCCATGGGCGTCTATCCCGCGGCGGGTGGTGGCTCGGACATCCTGATGCTCGCCATCGTCCGCGAGATCGACGGCGTGACCGTGCGGTCGATCGAGGAGCTGGCCGTGAGCTACGGCGTGCTGACCGGCGCGCAGGAGATCTACGAGGCCTGTCACCTCTACGCCGCCGCGGTCTTTGCCTCCATGACACCGGCCGCAACGTTCGCGGTCCCGCACCTTGCGGGCATCACGGTTTTCGCCTGGACCGAACAGGGAGAGTTCGGCCCGATCGAGGTGCCGGCCGGCGGTAGCATCACCCTGCCCGTCGCGGTCACCAATGCGATCATCGGCCTCTTCGACGACAGCCACTACATCGAGACGCTCGATGTGCAGGCCGCGGCGGGGGACGGCAATACGATGGGCCGGCGGAAGCGGTTGCACTCCGGGATGGGCGTCGGGCTGCACCGGACAGCGCAGGGTTTCGTCGAGGTGGTCGAGCGCGACTTCGCGCAGCCCGAGCGCATCTCGGCCCGGCAGACGCTGGTGCCCCGTCAGGTCGCGAGCGTGCTGACCGAAGCCTATACCGGCGTGGCGACGGCGACCGCACCCACCGGCCATGCGAAGGAGCTGGCGGTGCGCATTCGGCCGCAGGGCGGCGCCCCTCTGACCGTCACCGCCATCGTGCCCATCGTCCAGGAGGCTGGCAGCTGATGTGTGACTTCATGACCATTGCGGCGGTCGCCTCCATCGGCGGATCGCTCATGTCCGGCATCCAGGGCATGCAGGCGGCGAATGCGCAGGCCGATGCCATCAGCGCCCAGATGGAGACCGAACAGCAGCTGAACGCGGTGCAGGATCAGCGCGAGCGCAAGGAGATGATGAGCCAGATCGCCACGCAGCGGGCGGAGCTGGCCGCGAGGGGCGTGTCCCTCGACAGCGTGACGGCGGTGGCGCTCGGACGGTCTGCCGCGCAGGAGATGAGCTTCCAGAGCCAGGCGACCCGCTCCGGTGGGAGCGCCCGTCAACTGGAGCTCTCTGCAGAGCGGGCAGCGGTCAAGGCCCGCGGTGTGGGCAGCCTCCTCTCCGGAGTCTCGTCGGCCGCGGGCGGCTTCCTGATCGCAGCGCCAGAGGTCTGGCCGGGAATGCTGAAATGAGCCTGACCGTCCCGCGCGCAGGCACGATCGGGGGTCGCAGCGCCAGCATCCGCGTCGAGGCCCCGCAGACGGGACAGGCGCTCAGCCAGCTCGGCCAGGCGATGCTGCAGAAGGGCATCGAGCTCCACCGCGAGCGGCTGCAGCGGCAGGGTCAGCAGATCCAGCTCGACATGACCCGCGATCTCGGCCAGGCGCGTCAGCAGATCGAGCAGTTGTCCGATCCCGACAGCGTGGGGCCGGCATGGGATCAGGCCGTCTCCGAGGTCAAGTCCCGCTACCTGACCGACGACATGGACCCGCGCCTGCGCCAGAACCTCGAGCTATCGCTCCAGGAGCTCGGCGACCGGCATGCGCTGGCGCTCGGCAATCGCGCGATCGGCCTGCGTCAGTCCCAGCGCCAGGCAGACTGGGTCATGGCGCGTGACCGGATCACGACCGATGCGGCCACGGCCGATCCCGACACAGTCGGCGCCTATCTCAATCAGGCTGACGCCCAGATCGAGCAGCGCCTGGCGGCGGGCATCATCACGCCCGAGGACGCCGCCAAGGAACGGCTGGCCCTGCGCTCCGACATCGCCTCGGCCCGGTCCACCCGGCAGATCTCCGAGGATCCGGCCGCGTTCATCGCGGCGGCCGATGCGGGCGAATACGACACGCTCGGCGCCGAGACCCTCGCCAGCCGCCGCGCCGTGGCAAAGTCCGAGATCGACCGCCGGGCGGCCGCTGCAGCCAAGGCGGCGGAGATCGCCGCGCGCGAGCGCACCACGGCGGTCTCGAAGCGACTGAAAGAGATGACGGACCTGATGCTGCAGGGGAACGCCGTCACGGACGAGACCTTCCTTGCCGATCCCGAGGTGCAGGCCAATCCCGATTACGGCGCAGCTGCAGCGGCCCAGCAGCTGCGGAACGAGCTGCCGTCCATCCGGCAGATGACCGTGCCCCAGCTGGACGCCCAGATCGCCCTCGAGGAGAAGCGGCCGAAAACCTACAAGTACCAGGCCGAGCGGCTGCAGGTGCTGCGCCAGTGGCGCGACAGCGCTGCAGAGCGGTGGAACAGCCAGCCCGTCGAGACGGCCCGCAAGGCCGGCCTGCCGGTCGGCCGCGTGCCGGAGTTCGACCCGGCCGACCCCGACCCCTTCGAGGCCGCCCTGCAGTCGCGACTGGCGCTCGATGGCGCGGTCACGCGGGAGGGCTACACCCGGGCCGCGGCCATCGTCGATGCCGACGAGGCGGCTCAGCTGAAGGCAGTGGTGGACCCGAAAGCGCCCGTCGAGCCCAAGGTGGCTCTCGCCCGCTCCCTCTGGAATGCGACCGGTGGCGCGGGCCTGCCGCGCGTCACGGCCGCCATCGGCGCGGATCCGGTGTTTCGGCGCGCGGTGCGCACCATCGGCCAGACCGGATCGGACGGGCTGGCGACCGAGATCCTGACCGGCCAGCAGCGCCAGAAGTTGGGCACCGTGAACATGCCGACGGCCGGCAACATGCGGAGCATCTTCGACCAGGTCACCCAGGGCGCTTTCGATGCCTCGCCCGCGCAGAAGGCCGAGCTCCTCGAGGCGGCGGGCGCGCTCTACGCCAACAGCGCACCAGAGACGCTGGACGGCGCGGACAGCGCCCTGAGCTTCATGGACGACGACGATGCGGTGGAGCGGTTCACGACCGCCGTGCAGCGCGTGGCCGGTGCCACGCCGGATCAGAACGGCCGCCTGACGATCGGCGGCGTCCAGGAGATCCGCGACGCCTATGTCAGCCTGCCGCCCGGCGTGGGGGCCGATGACGTCGAGTCCGCGCTCGGAAACCTCGATCGCCACCTGCGCGGCCAGCGGCGCACCGAACAAGGCTGGGACAGCTCGAGCGAGGCTTCGGCCCCGGATCTCCTCCGGGCCTTCCGGGCTGCCAGCGGTGACGGCAGCGTGCCGGCGCTCGGGCAGAACCCGCGGGCGCGGTTTCAGACGCTGCAGCTGCGCCGGGTGGGCGAGAGCGAGATCTACGAGTTCGTCTACAGCCAGAACGGCCGCACCTATGCAGTGCCCGCCGAGGGTGACCCCGCAGGCCGCGCCTGGCGCTTCCGTCTGCCTGACCTGATCCGCGAGGCCGGCCGATGATGGACGATCTGCCGCCGCCCGAAACCGGCCTGCCCGTTCCGCCTGATCTCGACGCGGACAGCTGGGACGTGATGGGCGCCGGCTGGAAGGCCGAGACCATCCGGACGGACGCATGGTCCTACACCCAGAAGAAGCGCCAGGCGCTGGCCTCGGAGATATATGACCGGCTCACGCCCGACGCGCGGCAGCGCATCGCGGATCAGCGCTGGGACTATGAGAACAACTGGACCGACTTCGAGGACATGGTCATCCAGGAGGCGACCACGGCGGCGCAGGCCGCGCCGGAAGCCTTCGCGGGGCTGCCCCTCTCTCGCGATCAGTTCGACCAGCGCATCGACGCGGAGCGGAAGGCCGAACTCGAGGAGGCGCAGGCCATCCTAGACCAGCCGGGAGGGCTGATTTCCGAGTTTGTCGGGACTGGCGCCCGCGCCATGACCGACCAGACCAGCCTGATGATGGCCCCCTTCGGCGTGACCGGATCGGCGTGGAAGACGATCCTGGGCGAAGCAGTCATGGGCGGCCTCGGCGAGGCTGCCGTGCTGCCTCGCGAGTATCAGGTGGCAGGAGAGCTCGGCCTGCCGGAGCCGGACCCCCTCATGCGGATCGGCGCGGGCGCCGTGCTGGGCGGTGGCCTGGCGGCTGGCGTCATCGGCATCGGCCGCGGGATCAGCCATCTGCGCAGCCGCCGCGCCGGCGTCGATGCGGCCCGCGCGCTGGGTGCCGATGATCTGGACGCGACCGTCGCCCTCGAGGAGGCGGAGGCCGCGCTGCGCGGAGACCGCACCGTCCAGGAAGTGGTGAAGCCAGCCTCTGCCTCGCCCGAGCCCGGCACGCTGGGCGACGTGCTGGCGGCGCCGGGCGGTCTGCCGCCCATCGGGCCAGATGCGCCCAAAGGCTGGGGGCAGATCCGCAACGGGATCTTCGCGGGCGAGAGCGGCGGGGACTATGACGCCCTTCTCGGTTTCTCGAACCGGAAGGGCGGCGAGTTCAGCAGGGTCAAGCTGACCCGGATGACCGTTGACCAGGCCATCGCCTTCTCGGATCCGCGCGGCCGCTATGCGCAATGGGCGAAGAGTAGGGTCGGCCGTGTTGCCACGCCCATGGGCGCCTATCAGATCGTCGGCTCGACCCTGCGCAATGCAAAGCGCGCCCTCGGCCTTCAGGGCGACGAGCTGATGACGCCGGCCCTGCAGGAGCGTCTCGGCCACTGGATCTACCGCACGCAGGGCACCGGCGCCTGGGTGGGCTACCGCGGCCCGCGCGACAGCTACACGCCGGACTTTGGCGGCGATGCGCCGAGCTTCACCACCTCGCGCGGCTACACCGGCAGCGACCAGGTGACGGCCGGCGATGCCTTCCGGATCGATGTGGGCTACGAGGTGGTGGAGCTGTCCAGCCTGAGCCGCGCCACCGGCGACCTGCAGCCTCGGGACCGGAGCCGCGTGGCTTCGGATGCCTGGATCGCCGACACGGCCGCCCGGCTCGACCCCGCCCAGTTGATGCCCTCGCCCACGGCCGACCGGGGCGCGCCGATCGTCGGGCCGGATGGCGTGATCGAGAGCGGCAACGGCCGGACAGCCGCCATCGCGCGGGCCTATGAGCGGCACCCCGACCGCGCGCTGGCCTATCGTCAGCAGATCGAGGCCGTCGGCTTCCAGATCCCGGCCGGCATCCAGCAGCCGGTGCTGATCGCCCGCCGGCAGACCGAGCTTTCTCCGGCCGAGCGCGGACGCTTTGCGATCGAGGCGCAGGACAGCGGCGTGGCAGCGATGACGCCGACCGAGGTGGCGAGGGCCTCGAGCCGCGCCATGACGCCCGAGGTTCTGGCGCGCTTCGATCCGCTGCAGGCGCTGACGGCAGACGCCAATGGCGAGTTCGTCCGCTCGGCTCTTGCGGGCCTGCCCCGGTCTGCCCGCAATGCCATGTTCGACGCCGGCGGCATGCTGAACAAGGAAGGCCAGCGGCGCTTGCGCGAGGCCCTCTTTGCGCGTGCATGGCCCGATCCCGAGATCCTCGCCCGGTTCACCGAGACCGACGCCGGCGAGCTGAAGTCTCTGCTCGAGGCGCTCGACCGGGCGGCGCCGGCATGGGCCGCGCTGCGCGCCGATATCGAGAGCGGCCGCATCCGTCCCGAGATGGACATCGGCCCCTATGTGCTGGACGCCATGCGGCTGATCGGAGCTGCGCGCGATCTGGCGAGCCGCGATGGGCTGCCGATCGCCCGGGCGCTCGACGAGCTCCTGGACGAGGTCGACCTGCTTGACGGTGCCGTGGCGCCTCTCACCGCGGCCCTTGTCCGGAAGTTCTGGCGGAACGGACGCGCGGCCTCGGCCGATGAGGTGGCGAGCTTCCTCACCCGCTTCGCCGACGATGCGCGCAAGGCCGGCGGCACCGCCACCCTCTTCGAGGCCCCGGGCCCGCGTGAGATCCTGCAGGCGATCGATCCCAAGGCCTTCGGTAAGCTGCCCGAGGATCTGGGGGCGCCGCGGCGGGCAGCGCCGGCGCAGCCGATCGAGCTGCCTGCGCGCGGTTACGACGACGCGGCGGCGCCAGAAGCGGTGGCGGCCGATGTCGCTGCGCTCGAGGACCTGAAAGCACAGACCGGCTCCTTCGGCCCCATCCTGACCAGGCTGAGCGGTGACTGGCGCGGGGCGGTGGAGGAGCTTCGGCGTCTTCAGACCGGCGAGGTACCGGGCGCTCTGACACATCCTGATGTGGGGCCCATCGCTCTTGTCTGGGGAGACGCCGGCAGGGGCCGCAACACCGGCTTCGGCCTTGCCAAGATCATCGCCCGCCATTCCGAGGTGCTGGACGATCTGCAGGCGCGGCTCGAGGCGGCGAACGTGATCTCCCGATCCGAAAACCGCATCCGACTTGCCAGCCCTACCGACGACTTCGTGATCCGTCTCGACTGGGACGGCGAGCAGAAGACGTGGCTGATGACCGGCTACGAGAGGGAAAGGAAGACGCGACGGGGAACCGACCGTAGGACGGGGAGGGCCGATGCTTTGCCGGAAGGCTCGTCCCCTTCCGCACCGCCGCTCAATGAAAATACGCCTTCCGGCGCCGTTTCGCAAGGCGATCAGGCTGACGAGATCACCGCCGCCATCGCGGCTGCCCGCGCCGAGATCGGAGACATAGAGATCGAGATGCCCGACGGCACCACGCGCAGCGCGGCCGAGCTGCTCGATGATCTGGACGCGGACGCGCAGGCGGACGCGGTCCTTCAGGCCTGTGCGATCGGAGGGGCGGCATGAACCTGCACGACTGCCTGCAGCGCGCAATGGACTTCGGCGAGATCGACCGGGCCCGCGGCGTGGCGCTGCAGGGTCAGTATGACCAGCTGCGGACACGCTACGAGACGATGATGGGGGCGCCAGAGGCGGCCGCCCGGGCTGCGGCCGACCTCAAGGAGGCGTTCCGGAAGGCCAAGACCAGCCGCTTCCACAAGGTGGTCAACCAGCTGCAGGCAATGCGCCGGCTGCGGGCCAGCATCGAGCAGGCACCGGACCCCGCCGTCGCGCTGCGCAATCTGCTCGAGCACTCCGATGCCTCGGGCTACACGGGCGAAAGCGTGCGCTCGATCTCCGAGGCCTATGAGGCATCGGTGAACGCTGGCCTGCGCGATGCGCTCGAGGCGGTGGGGCTGAACGTCCTCGGCTCGAGCCGCAACCCTGTGCTCCTCCGCGATCTGATCCGCGAGCTCCATGCCGAGGCCTCGGGCAATGCCCAGGCCAAGGCGCTGGCCGATGCCGTTCGCAGCGTCCAGCAGCGCATGCGCCGCGCCTTCAACTCCTACGGCGGTGACATTGGCGAGATCGCCGATTATGGCGTGCCCCACAGTCACGATGCCGGCGCCATGCGGCAGGCCGGCTTCGAGGCCTGGGCGGCCGAGATCGAGCAGCGCCTTGCCTGGGACCGGATCGTGGACTTCAACACCGGCCAGCCTTTCGCCGCACCCGGGCAGGTCCCGCCCCGCGCGGTCACCGTCCGGTTCCTGAAAGACGTCTATGACGGCGTCGTGACCCGCGGCTGGGACGATCGGGACCCGAGTCTGGCCGTGGGCGGCAAGGCCCTCGCCAACCAGCGCGCCGAGCGGCGGCTGCTGCACTTCCGCAGCGGCTCCGACTGGATCGAGTACAACAAGGCCTTCGGCGCCTCGGACCCGTTCAGCGCCATGATGAACGGGCTGCACGGCCTCGCGCGCGACGTGGCCCTGATGCGCGTGCTTGGCCCGAGCCCGAAGGCCGGCCTCGAATATGCCGCCCAGGTCGCGAAGAAGCGGGCAGCGGCAATCGGCAACCCGGACCTCGAGGCAAGGGTGGACACCCAGAGCAAGGTCGCGAAGGCCATGCTGATGCACCTGGACGGATCGGCCAACGTGCCAGAGCGCGCAGCCTGGGCTGCCTTCTTCTCTGGGACGAGGGCGGTCCTGACGTCGATCCAGCTCGGCTCGGCCGTGCTGTCCTCGGTCTCGGATGTCGCGACGATCACGGCCGCCGCGCATTCGGCGGGGCTGAGCGCGACCAATGTCATCGGTCGGTCCGTCCAGCTGATGGCGAGCCAGGCTACCCGCGAGACGGCCGCTCGGATGGGCTATGTGGCCGGCGCCCTGGCCGATGCCGGCGGCGGAGCATCGCGCTATTTCGGGCAGCTCTTCGGCACGGGCATCCCGGCCCGGATGGCCGGCTTCACCCTGCGCGCCACGGGCCTGAGCTTCGTGACGGACATGCGCAAGATCGCCTGGCAGATGGAGTTCTCCGGCTACATGGCCGAGAATGCCGGGCGCGTATTCGCCGACATCGATGCGCCGCTGCGCCAGCTTTTCGAGCGGCGCGGCATTACGGCAGCCGACTGGGATCTGCTGCGCGACCCCGCCTTCCGTTTCCGCGAACCGGGCGGCGCCGATTTCGTTTCGCCGATCTACTGGCTGCACGCGCAGGACAGGATCCCGCATGTCGAGGCCGAGGGGCTCGCGATGCGCCTGCAGGCGGCCATCCTCGAGGAGCTCGAGTTCGCGATCCCCACCGCGTCGATCGAGGGGCGCGCGCTCCTGCAGGGCACGGCCGCACCGGGCAGCGTCGCGGGCGAGCTGATGCGCTCGAGCATGAGCTACAAGAGCTTCTCGCTCAGCCTGATGCTGAACCAGTACCGGCGCTTCGCCTCGCTGCCCACCCCGTGGGACAAGGCGAAATATGCCGCCAAGGTCTCGACCCTGCTGCTGGTGACGGGCGCCATGGCCATCCAGCTGAAGGAGCTGGCCAAGGGGAACGACCCTCGGCCGATGGACGAGAACAAGTTCTGGCTGGCCGCGCTCTTCCAGGGTGGCGGTCTCGGGATCTTCGGCGACTTCTTCGCGGCCGAGACCAGCCGTGTCGGTGGCGGCTTGGCCGAGACCATCGCGGGCCCGGTCGTGGGCGCCGCCGGCGATCTGCTGAAGCCGGTGGCCAGCAACATCACCCGCGCCGTCCAAGGCGAGGACACCCTTGTGGGGCGCGACGTGGCGGGCCTCGTGCGCCGCAACACGCCCTTCCTGTCGTCGGCATGGTATGCCCGCACCGCCTACAGCCGCCTCGTCGCCGACGAGCTGCAGGCATTCCTGGACCCCGAGGCTGAGGTGCTGTTCCGCCGCCGCATGAAAAAGATGGCGAAGGACTATGGCACCCAGCCGTGGGTGCCGCAGCGCGGGACCTCCGGATCCTGGAGGCTGCCCGACTTCGCCAACGCACTTGGAGGTGGGCCGTGATGGCCTGCCGCCAGCTCGACCGGCTGCCTACCGGTCGAGCTCAGACCAACCCGATCGCTTGCCGCCAGACCCAGCACCCAGAGGCCAGCAGCGATGACGATCGATACCGCCACCCCCAGCGCCACCTACACCATTTCCGGGATCGGCCCCTACGGCATTGAGTGGCCCTACACGGCCGGGTCCGTCCAGGTCGGCATCGGCATTGCCGGCCTCGTGCAGTCGCTCGATCCGTCCTACTGGTCACTGACGCCCAGCTCCACCACGACATCCGGCGACCTCTATCTCACCGAGGCGGCGGCCGAGACCTATGCCGGCATGACGCTCGTGATCGAGCGGGAAACCCTGAACGAGCAGGGCTGGGCCGGCGTGCTGGGCGAGCGGGAGAAGGGCCTCGAGGCGCAGCTCGACACCATCATCATGGCGCAGCAGGAGATGCGGGACCAGCTGGCCCGGTCCCTGCGCCTGCCGGGTGCGATCAAGCCGTTCCTCGCGGCCGCGGGCTGCGCGCTGATCTTCGACGCCACCGGGCAGCCCATCGCAGGCCCGACCATCGACGAGATCTCGAACGCTCAGGGCTACGCGATCGCGGCCGACACGTCAGCCGGCGCGGCAGCCGGATCCGCGAGTGCTGCGGCCGGCTGGGCAACGACGGCAGCGACCAAGGCAGGCGAGGCATTAACTTCGGCTGGCGCCGCGGCTGGATCTGCGAGCGCGGCCGCCGGCTCGGCCACGACCGCAGCCACCAAGGCAGGCGAAGCCTCCACCTCGGCCGGCGCCGCGGCAGGATCCGCGAGCGCGGCCGCCGGCTCGGCCACCACGGCAGCCACCAAGGCGGGCGAGGCCTCCACCTCGGCGGGCGCCGCGGCAGGATCCGCGAGCGCAGCCGCCGGCTCGGCGACGACGGCAGCCACCAAGGCAGGCGAGGCCAACACCTCGGCCGGCGCCGCGGCAGGATCTGCGACCGCAGCCGCCGGCTCGGCGACGACGGCGGCCACCAAGGCAGGCGAAGCCTCCACCTCGGCCGGCGCGGCCGCCTCGAGCGCCGCCGCCGCCTCGGTCATGACCAACCTGCAGCCAGCACTGCCGCACCTGTTCGCGGCCGGGTTGCTGGACTGGACCACCGGGGATGCTGTGGATCCTCGCTCGGCTCCGACCGCCGCCAATCTGGCATACGAACCTGCCGACACGGATTTCGGGCCGTGTGCCAAATGGACGCCATCTGCGCTCGGCGCGCGCCTGAGCACCCGCGGCGTGGTCTCGGCGCCGGGGAAAGTGTATCGGGTCACCGCGAAGTTCAAGGTGGTGTCGATCACTGGCGGGGCGACGGTCAACCTCGCAATCTCCGGCATTCGCCTGACCTCGGCATTCGGTGCTCCCGCGCAGGATCAACCCACCATCACCGCCTACCCGGTCGGCATCCACACCGTCGTGCAGGACATGCCCGAGAACACGGCGACGCCATGGACGCGCTACGGGCTGCGGCTGACCGAGGCCCGGGGCTGTGAGATCAGGGTCCAGTCGATCCGGGTGGACGACGTGACGGCGGAGGTGCAGGGCATCCGCAGCGGGGTCAAGGCGGCCATGCTCGCTGGGTTCCAGCGGGGCTGGTGGCGCCGGACGGATGGCGAATGGGCGGCGGATTGCTTCTGGGACCCGACCGTCACCATTGCGCAGCATCAGGACGCGACCAAGGGCGAACTCTACGCCGCCCTGAACCCCGCAGCGGACGGCGCGTGGGTCAACATGTTCGGCGATCCGCGCCTCGGCCTGTTCGCGGACAGCGCCACACCCGCCAAGTTCGCACGGTTCAAATCCGGCATCCGCGGCGGCGACAGCGTGCAGCACCGCGGAGCCACCCCCGGCAACAACGGCGACACAAACTCGTGGCTGGCGGCGGTTGGCGGCAGCCCGAACACCTGGGCCTATTTGGAGGATCAGGCGCGGGTTGCGATCACCTGCACAACCGGGATCGCCGGCACGTTCGGTGCGCGACTGACCGGGTCCTCCTCGTCCTCGGCCATCGGTCTGACCGCTGTCTGCCACAACGACAGCACGTCGCCGGATGGCAAGGGGTGGGCGGCATACTTGGAGGGCGTGCTCGGCCCGAACGGCGGCGGCCGCGCGCGGGCGTTCGAGGCCAACGCGGTCAACTTGGGGGTGCTGACGACTGCCGAAACACCCTATTCCGATCTGCCGGATCGGATGGTGTTCGTCGCCGGTTTCTCTGCGGGCGGCGATGCGACGGTCCACGGCACCTCGCAGGACATTCATGCGTTCCAGCGCTGGAACAACAACGGCGCCCGTGCGCAGCAGGGCATCGTCGTCCGGTCGAACGCCCTCACTCGCGAAGGAGACCCGGCCACCGGGTTTGCCAAGGTCATCTCGATGGCGCAGGGCCACGGGTTCCAGTGGTATGGGTCGGCTGATGGGCTTGAGGCCGTGCGCATCTGGTCCGCGGTCTCGGCGCAAACCTATGGGCAGAACCTGATTTTCAGCGACGATGGGATGCGGGTTGCCACACGGGCTGGCGCATGGCTGATGCGCGTCCCGTATGTGTCCGGAGCGGTAAGCCATATCGAGCTTGGGGCGTCCACCAACGCCACCGCCTATATCGGTGCGGCAAGCACAACGGCACCCAACCTGAACCTCTCGCTCCGCCCGAAGGGGACCGGCGTCGTGCAAATCCCGCTCGGGAACTGCCCCTTCTGCGCCAACGACGCCGCTGCCGCGACCGCCGGGGTGCCTCTCGGCGGCATCTATCGAAACAGCTCCGGCATGCAAATCCGCTCATCGTAAGAGCGCAAGTCACTACCCGTCATCAAGAAGGACACGAAACGAAGATGAACCAGCACAGCATTCCGAGCGGTCTCCTGCAGGCAATCGCCAGCTATCTGTCCGCGCGCCCATTCGTCGAGGTCGAGCCCCTGATCTCTGGCATCCGTCAGAGCTGCTACCCGATCGCGGCCGCGGCGGAGACCCCCACTGCTCCGCAGGAAACCGCAGAGACGGCGCCCGCGGAACCGGTGCCTGCGGTCGCTCCGACGCCGCGCAAGCCGGCCGCGCGCTCCAAGTCGCGCGCCAAGTAACCGGCGGGCGCGCCAGCGCCTGCCCTTCTGCGACGGCCCGAACGCGACGTCCGGACGCGCACAATCAAGAGCAGAGGACGATGCTTTGGACGTTTTGAAAGAATGGTGGGGGATGGTCGCCGGCATCTTCACCTTCATCGGTGGGCTCATCGTGTGGGCCGTGCGCCTCGAGAACATGGGGCACGGCAACGCCGCCGAGATCCGCCGGCTGTGGCGGCAGCGCGAGGAGGATCTCCATGCGCAACGCGAGGCGCGCGAGGCGACCAATCGCCTGATCGCCGACAAGCACAAGGAACAGAGCGATCAGCTCCGCGAACTGAGGGATGACATCAAGGCCCTCCTTCGCCGAGCACCTTTGGGAAGGCTGGATCATGAAATTGATTGAGAACTGGCGGAAGGTACTGACCTCGGCATGGTCTGTCTGGCTTATGGGCGGTGTCGTCGTCCTGAGCGGGCTCGAGACCGCGGCCACCTTCATCTCGCCCGAGAGCCTGGACGTGTCGCCTGCGCTCTACAGCGCCGGCACCGGCCTCCTGGCGGCCGCGGGCATCTTCGCGCGCGTCCTGTTCCAGCAGAGCCTCGCGCAGCCCGAGAAGAAGGACGAGACCGATGGCGCGTAAGGGGATCGCCGCCGCAGCTGCGGCTGCGGCCCTCGCCATCGCGGTGCCCTTCGGGATGACGTGGGAGGGAACCGTCCTCACCCCCTACTGGGACCGCTTCGGCAAGGTTTGGACAGTCTGCACTGGCGAAACCGCAGTGGAGATGCGGCCCTACACCATGACGGAATGCATGGAGATGCACGAGGAGCGCGTGGGCCAGGGCTATGCCCGCATGGTCGCCGCCTTCCCGCGCCTCGCCAGCGCGCCACCGGAGGTAGCGGCCATGGCCGTCGACCTCGAATACAACGCCGGAATCGGAGCAGTCCTGCGGGCGAAGAATACCAGCGCCGCCCTGCGCGAGGGCCGGTGGCGAGACTTCTGCAACCTCCTGCCCTCGTGGTCGAAGAGCAACGGCAGCTTCGTCCAGGGCCTTCTCAACCGTCGCAGGGAGGCGCAGGCGATTTGCCTGCGGGGCCTACAATGATCCGCGATCTCACCGCAGCCGCACTCTCTGGCATGGATTCGGTCCTTGGGATCTTGCTGCGGCCGGTCGCCGTGGCTGCGCTGGTCGTGGCTCTAGGAACCGGCGGCCTCGCTTGGTTCTATCACCGGCGGGCGGCAGATCTAGCCGCCGACCTTGCCTCAGCTCGTGCCCAGCTCGCCCAACGGGCCGAAGCCGACGCCGTCCACCGCGCCTACATCGCCCGCCTCGAGGAGGAGCGCGCGCGCTGGGGCGATCTAACCCGCGATCTGCAATCCATGGAGGGACGCGATGCGCCTCTATCCGATCATCTTGGCCGCGCTGCTCGCCGCCTGTGGCCCTGA